CCATATCAATGCCGTCTATGCCCATAATGTCATCATTACCGAGCTTCAACTTTGGCCTAGCCTTTACCGGGAACGGTGTTCCGCAGGCAGGGCATACCATTACTGATATATGCACAATCTCTTGGCAGTTATCACAAACCTTTACTGGTGCTTCCCCATCACCAGCTCCGCCCTTTTTAGGCGGCTCGACATTGGTAATAGGGCCATGCCGATGAATATTACCTGCAAAATCCAGCACTAAGCAGTGATCTGTATGGAGTTTAGGCCGCATTCCTCGCCCAGCCATCTGGATATAAAGGCCCACGCTCATGGTTGGGCGCAGCAGGACTATCAAATCCAGATCCGGGTGGTCAAATCCAGTGGTGAGTACATTAGCGTTCGTAACGGCTTTTATTACCCCACTACGAAACTCTGTCAAAATTCTGGTGCGCTCCCGTTTTGGCGTATCTCCAGTGACCATCTCTGTCACGATCCCGCGCCGGTTCAATTCTGCGGCAACATTCTCTGAGTGCTTTATGCCAGAGCAAAAGAATAACCAAGACCTTCTATCCCCAGCTAATCTTATAACCTCATCCACAACACGCTGATTTTGATCTGCCGTATCAACCGCAGCCTGTAGCTCACTCTCAATAAATTCCCCGCCGCGCTTGTGGACTGAGGACGTATCAAGTTCTGCCTCTGTCTTTTTAGACCTTAATTTTGCCAAGAACTCTTTATGGACTAGCTCTGGGATGTCAATAGATTGGAGTAGCTCATCGAATATGGCGGGCTTGTCGGTGATGACACCATGCCCCAGACGGTAGGGGGTAGCGGTCAATCCTACGACCCTCAGATTTGGATTGATTGAGGTCAGGACATCTATCAGCGTCCGATACCCGCCCTCAGTGCCATGACCAACTAGGTGGCACTCATCAATAATGATAAGGTCTATATGACCAATCTCACGCCCGCGCTTTCTAACCGATTGGATACCGGCAAAAGTAATAGGATTCCCCAGTTGCCGCAATCCCATGCCTGATGAATATATCCCCATCGGAGCATCAGGCCAATGCTCAAGCATTCTGGCGGCATTCTGCTCAATAAGCTCCTTGACGTGCGTCAGCATCAGGATTTTAGTATCGGGCCAGCTCTGTATTGCAGCCTTGCAGAAAGCGGCGATGATGTGACTCTTGCCCGAGCCGGTGGGCAGGACTAGGCATGGGTGCTTGAGCTTGCTAGTCCTAAACCAGTTGTCCAGATCGTCCAGAACCCGCTGCTGGTAGTCCCGTAGAGTTACCTCACTCATCCTACAATCCTCGCATCAAATATCATTCGCGTATCAATAATGTCCTTGGTGGGATTGGCGCAGGCATTTGGGTTGGATACTATTTCTTTACTGGTGAAGCAGTTGTCACCTGCCTCGCCATTCCTGACAGGCTTGCCATCAATGAGGTAGACAGCCTCGTGTGAGTTGTCGCTATCTACCCAATCCCACGGCACAAGGTCTGGGTGCAATACATGAGAGTTGCAGCCAGTGCGCTGATTCTCTACCGCCAGTTCAATGTTGTCATACCTAGCACAAGTCCATTTCGATTCTGGCGTAGCCGTAGAGTGGGCGCAGGTGCGACAGTTGACCTCCTTGGTGAGCTTAGTGTCGTGGCAGAACTTATGCGCCGGACACCACTTACACTGATACCAGTCTGGTGCAGCTCCAGCACATGGCTCCGGCATCCGGTCCAGCATCGTAATTCTTTTCCCACGAGCAACAGCCTTCTCCGCAACCGCCTTATCAAGCCGCACTCGCTCGGTATAGATGCGGTCATCGTCCTTGCAGACCCCAACGTACAGCGCCCGGTCAATCTTCTTGCCCAGCATATAGACCTGCATCTGGATATAGTGCATGGGTTTACTGGCCTCGACACCAGACTTTACCAAGTCATCAAAGGACTTCTTGGAGTGGGTCTTGAACTCGGCGATGTGCTTCTTTGTCGGAGCTTCAGGAACTCCATGTGTAATAACTCCATCTAGGCTACCTGATACATGAGAGCCAAAGTCTACGCGGCTCTGGGAGCCGCCAGTTGACACTATATTGATACCAATAGACCTGAGGTCGCTAACGATTTGAGCCTCCTCATTCTGCCCTCGCCGGAAAAGGCGCAATAATCTGCCATTAAACTTCTCTACTACCGCCCACCGAAATGATAGCCACAGCCATCTATCACACGGATGTCCTAGCGTTGACGCACCCATATGTGGGCGTGGCGGCTCTTGGCGATCCTCGTGAGCTTTGTCAATCAGGGCAGATAATGAATTAATTGGTTCTGGGATTTTCATATAATGAACCCCACCCTTTCGGGCAGGGTCTCCTATTACTTAGATGCCCAACTTGGGCCATTGGCTGATTTCGGCGCAGAAGTCTTTAATGCTGAAGGCATTGCGCCACCTAGCGCCTTGTAAGATTTAATCTTATTCTTATCGCCGTATTCTTCGCTATGCTCTAACCCAAGCTCAATTTTCATGCTCGCGCCGATGAGCTGATCCGAGTCGGTTGCTGAAGCAATGCCACCTGCAAGCAGGATAGCCGCGAATTGCTCGCGTCCAAATTTCTCCGCCTTTACGCTAGAGTTCCGAATATTGACATTCGTGAACACAACGCGGCCCTGATGTGTTGGGCCAGTGATGTCAAAACGAACCGCAATGTATTGACCAGTGCCAGACTTGGTATCCTTTACCTCAGCTCCGGTTATTGTTGCATCGTACCAGCCATTCGGCAGCGGCTCGAAAGAGTTTGAAGGTTGATCCATCTCGCTTGTTTTGAAACTTTCACCTAATGAGGCCATTTTTATTACTCCTTAATTTGAATTGAAAAGCTGGGGCGACCCGGCTCGGTTGTCACTGCGCCCAAAAGTGGACGAGTGATTTCTTCACTTGCTGACTTCCATGCAGTTACATTAATCTCAGGCTTCCATCTAAAAAGGCTTTGAAGATGGTCGGTAAGGCCATTCTCTTCCGCTAACTCGACCAACTTCTCGGAATTCACCTTACGATTAAGACGACCCACGATCTTGAGCTTGTAGTTCCCGACATCGAAATTTTCAGTCCCATCGAGAGACTCTGGAATCTCAAGGGCTTCTACAATTAAATCCTCGAAACGCCTACGCTTTTGCATAGCATCGGCTTCTGCTAATTTGCTAGACTCCCACAAACGGACTAGATACTCGATGTCAGCACTCATTTTGAGCCACCAATCTTGGAAATAATTGCACCAAGATCGGGCGCTTCCCATGTAGATAGTTTTGATGAGCGGTCTTTTGCCAACCAAGAGCCGTCAGAATCACACAGCAACGCCCTCTGACTAATTCCGTCCTCGCCCTTCTCAACCCTAAGTGCCATTACTAGATCGAAAAAGTAGGGGAGTGCCTGACCAGTTTTGTTGCCGGGCATACTGGGTGAGTACAGAATCTTCCCGGTTTCATCTTGAGCCTTTTCGCACTTGGCGGTAAAGTAGACGTGCTTATTAGTAATGTCCCTAAACGCCCGGATAATCTCGCTCATCTTGTCCTGCATAGCACCATACGCAGCACGAGGGTCTTTATTGTTTTTCTTCTCTGATGACAGGATTACTTCAGCTATCTCACTGATAGAGTCCAATGCAACAGACTCAAATCCATTGGCAGCATCAGATAAAACCCATTTATAAGCCTCTTCCAAGTCATTCACATTGCGTATTTCAATGTACGGAAGGTCTGCATCTTGTAAAGACAGCAACCCACCCTCTGCACTTAAAATAACAGGATGTGGCAAGGTCTTAATTAATGTGGTCTTGCCTGCACCGGCTTGACCATAAACCAACATCTTTACTCCGGCGGCGGATATACTTCCCGTGCCTTTTAATTGAATTGACATTTTAATCTCCTAAGTTTAAGCACATCATTTTGGAAAAATTCCGGTCGATGTGTATTTGCATAATATTCGAGAATGGATTATATTGCAAGCGTTACCGATAATTAATTTACGAGGAAGCGCACAATGTTAACCACGGATGACATTAAAGTACGACTAACAAACTCGAATTTAAAGCGTGTTGCACAGGGCGCAGGCATACACGCCAGCACTCTTTACAGATTCGTAAAGCCGGACTCCAAGCCTAGTTATGAGACCGTAAAACTGTTGAGCGACTACTTTGAGAGTCGCTCATGGCTGATCTAACTAAAATTCTGGGTGATTGGTCGCCATCTAGTCCAAAACAACTTGACCCACCAGAGATACAGTTATTTAACGCCATCAGGTCTGCGGGGCTAGAGCCTCCGGCAGATATTAGGCTCGATGGTCGCCTGCATCGTTTCCCATCAGGAACAAAGGGTGGGAGTGGTCACGGCGATAAGTCAGGTTGGTACGTTTGTTTCGGTGATGGCATACCGGCAGGTCGGTTTGGCGACTGGCGGTCGGGTGTGGAGATGTCATTCCGAGCCGACATTGGCAGGACGTTATCCCCCTTCGAGGAGATGTCTCACACCAATCGCCTGGTGGAGGCCCGATCACTGCGGGATGCTGAGACAGAGAAGAAGCAAGAGGTC